AGACAGCCTAAGGCTAACAAAAAATGAGAGCAAATGAATTTGTAAATGAAGGTTTTTTTGGGCTGGGGCAACAATCACCTCGGTTGAATCAAACTTTTTTAGATGCTTTCCATGCATGGCAATCAAACAGTAGTGACTTAACAGCAGTTGAACAGGCAGCAACAGTGATTCTCAATGATCCTGCGTCAAAACCTTATCAGACTCCTCCGAGCAATATCAAAGAAATCTATCGAACCATTGGAGATATCAACAAAACACAAACAGCAAGAAATCGTGTGGCTGTTGCGTATGCTACAAACCTAGCAGGTGCTGAATATTATTTTAGAATTCAAAGTAAAAATAACAAAGATTTTCATGTTGTGAAGAAGAAATTTAATCCACAGGACTTCTTGTTGGACTTTGCGGCTTTATGTAAGGGATTAGGTCTTACTAACGCACAATATCAAAAAGAACACGAGATATGGATGCGTCCAACTCAATACTATGCTTCTTACAATGCTGATGAACTGGTTGACCGTCGTAGTTGGATTCAGAAAATTTCTGGCAAAACACAACATCCAACAGTGCAGGCTAAAAATATGGCTGTGCAAAAACAAGCCGCACAAGATAAAGAACTAGATGATCTACTATAAATAAAAATAATGTTTAATTTTATAAAATATGTAGTAGAGGGCAAAGAAGTTAAAACACTTGAACAAGTAAAGTTATCCTATGCCCGCGATGCCTTGGAACCTGTGTTAAGTGAAGATGCCATAGATTATCATTATGGCAAGTTATATAAAACTTATGTTAATCGCTATAACAGCGGCGAAGGTGATATGGACTTCAACGAAGCTGGTGCATACTTACATAGCGTATATTTTCCACAACTACAAATTCCCGATGAAGAAAATACACCAATTGGTGCATCTAAAGAGTTTATTGACAAACACTTTAAATCATTTGAAAATTTCAAAGATGAATTTACCAAAGTTGCCATGGGCATACAAGGAAGTGGATGGGCTTATCTTGCTCGTAATGGTGAAATCAAAACTATTGTCAATCACCAAATTAAGAATGATATTATACTGCTAATAGATTGGTGGGAACACGCCTTCAACATTGACTATCTTGCAGACAAAAAAAGTTATCTAAATAATCATTGGAAAATTATTAATTGGAACATTATAGACGCTCGTTTATAAAATAAACATTGACAGAACTCCTTGTCTAGTATATACTTACTTACAAGGAGATTTTTTATGGGTAAAGCATTTGGAGCGCCTGAACAGGCCAAAATTAAACAAATCGTTGCAGAGGGTATGACCGTTATGCAAGAGATTCAAGACCTTACCGAAGGACTTAACGATACCATTAAAGCAATAGCAGAAGAACTCGAAGTCAAGCCCAGCGTGATTAAAAAAGCAATTAAGATTGCACAAAAAGATCAATGGGACAGCGTTTGGAAAGAGTTTGACGATTTGGAAACTATCGTGGATATCAGCGGACATTCGCATCGTCGTACTGATGAATGAAAAATTAGCTAATGTCATTAATTGGATCAAGGATGACTATAAAACTTACCCTCTACGTTTTATCGTTGAAGTTACTGCTTGGACGCTTAGTATCGGATGTAGTGTCACTATGGCGCTCACAGTCCCAAATCCGCCTCTTATCATCCTGTATCCTATTTTTATTAGTCAATGTATTATGTACGGCTGGTGTGCTTGGAGTCGCCGATCTTTTGGCATGCTCGCTAACTACACATTGCTAGTCACTATAGATAGCATCGGCTTATTCAGGATGCTAAATAATTTATGAGTAAGGTCAGATCAGCCATAATTGATCACGAGAAGGTCAGTGAGCCATTAAATCACGAGGAGGAAAAATTATATGTCATATGTTGACGCATGGTGGGATCGCGACAAAGACGTCGTTAAGGTAGTCGAACGTGATCCTAAGAAGGGCAGAATCTATCAAGAATATCCTGCTAAATTCATCTTTTACTATCCTGATCAAAAGGGTAAGTACAAATCAATCTACGGTGAGAATCTAAATAAAGTTACTTGTAGAAATAACAAGGACTTTCAAAAAGAACTACGTATTCATGGTGAACGTAAACTCTACGAAAGCGATATCAAACCAGCATTCCGCTGTTTAGAAGATCATTATCTCGGTATTGACCCGCCAAAACTACATGTAGCATTCTTTGACATTGAGGTAGACTTTGATCCGGAACGTGGCTATAGCACTCCCGAAGATGCTTTCATGCCAATTACAGCAATTGCTGTTCATCTACAATGGTTAGACACCTTGATATGTTTTGCTGTTCCTCCAAAGACATTGACCATGTTAGAGGCACAAGAACAAGTTAAAGACTTTCCTAATACTATATTATTTGAAACAGAAGCAGAAATGTTAGATGCATTTCTAAACTTAATTGAAGATGCTGATGTATTGAGCGGTTGGAACAGTGAAGGATTTGATATTCCTTACACTGTAAATAGAGTTACAAAAGTACTAAGTAAAGAAGATACACGTAGATTTTGTTTGTGGGATCAATTTCCAAAGAAAAGAGAATATGAGAAATATGGGAAACAGGCTGTTACTTATGATCTTATTGGTCGCGTTCATCTGGACAGTCTCGAATTGTACCGCAAGTATACCTATGAAGAACGCCACACCTACAGACTTGACGCCATTGGAGAAATGGAGATAGGCGAAAGTAAGACAGTTTATGAAGGTACACTGGATCAATTATACAATAAAGATTTCCGCAAGTTTATTGAATACAATAGACAAGATACCGCACTACTTGACAAGTTAGATAAAAAATTAAAATTTATCGATCTTGCCAACACACTGGCACACGAATGTACGGTATTACTACAGACCACAATGGGTGCCGTAGCAGTAACAGAACAAGCAATTGTTAATGAAGCACATCACAGAGGGTTAATTGTTCCAAGTCGTGCCAAGCGTGATGAAACTGAAAACAATCAAGCCGCAGGTGCTTATGTAGCATATCCTAAAAAAGGATTACATGATTACATCGGAAGCATGGACATTAACAGTCTATATCCAAGTGTTATTCGTGCATTGAATATGGGTCCAGAAACCATTGTTGGACAAATACGACAAACTAATACCGATGAATTTATTCATAAACAAACAACATTGGATAAAAAATCCTTTGCGGCTGCATGGGAAGGTATGTTTGGCAGCTTAGAATTCGAAGCAGTAATGCGACAGGATCGTGCATTTGAAATTACCATTGATTGGGAAAATGGCGAGTATGATATACTAAGCGGTGCCGAGGCTTATAGATTAATATATGAAAGTAATAACCCATGGATGCTCAGTGCAAATGGCACAATCTTTACCCATGAGCAAGAAGGTATTATTCCCGGCTTGCTGGCTCGCTGGTACAGTGAGCGTAAAGACATGCAGAAGAAACTTAAAGCAGCAATCGATGCCGGCAATAAGATTGAAGAAGAATACTGGGACAAACGACAACTGGTTAAGAAGATTAACTTGAATAGTTTGTACGGTGCTATTTTGAATCCAGGTTGCAGATTCTTTGACAAGCGTATTGGACAAAGTACCACACTTACCGGTCGTGCCATTGCTCGCCATATGGCAGGTAAAGTTAATGAAGTTATTACAGGTGATTTTGATCACGTTGGTAAAAGTATTATATATGGTGATACAGACTCATGTTACTTCTCTGCCTACAATACATTAAAGATTGATATTCAAAAGAAATTACTACCTTGGGATAAAGATATTGCTATACAACTATACAATACAATTGCAGATAATGTTAATGCTACATTTCCACAATTCATGTTAGATACATTCCACTGTCCAAAATCACGTGGTGAAGTTATTAAAGCAGGACGTGAAATTGTTGCTATCAAAGGATTGTTCATTACCAAGAAGCGTTATGCTGTATTGTACTATGATAAAGATGGCAAGAGATATGACAGCGAAACTAAACCTGGTAAGATTAAGGCCATGGGCTTGGATTTGAAGCGTAGCGATACTCCAGAATTCATGCAGAAGTTTCTTGAAGAAGTACTAACCAAAGTTCTAAATGGTAGTCAGGAAGAAGAAATTCTTGATATGATTAATGAATTTAGAACTGAGTTTAAAGCACGACCAGGATGGGAGAAGGGTAGTCCTAAACGTGCCAACAACATTGCTGAATATCAAGAAAAAGAACGTAAGGCAGGTAAAGCAAATATGCCCGGACATGTTCGTGCTAGTATCAACTGGAATACTCTTAAACGTATGAATAGTGACAAATACAGCACCAATATTGTCGATGGTATGAAAGTAATTGTTTGTAAGTTAAAAGATAATCCACTTGGCTATACCAGCGTGGCATATCCGGTTGACGAACTACGACTACCTAAATGGTTTCAAGACTTGCCATTTGATCACGCTGATATGGAAACTGTTATTATTAATAATAAACTCGATAATCTTATCGGAGTTCTAGAGTGGGATCTAGAATCTACTACACAAACAAATAATTTTGGTTCATTATTCAGCTTTGAATAAAATATTTGTTGACTTTCTCCCTAAATCTAAATATACTAACTAAAAGGAAATTATTATGAAATCTATTCTTCAAGACATTGTTGCACATACAAACAAATTAGGCTTTCTAAATATTGTTAAAGTAACAGGCACAGAACAAAAAACTCTAATCGACTCCATGGCAGATGACCGTAGCGTTATCATGTATGCTGAAACTGCTAATCCGCATCCAGACATGATTGGCACATATGGTATGCCACAACTTGAAAAACTACGCTATCTATTAGATGGTAAAGAATATCAAGACGATGCTAAAATTGAGGTAGTTACCGCTGAACGTAATGGCGAAACTATTCCAGTTGGTCTACACTTTGAAAACAAAGACGGCGACTTTAAGAATGACTATCGCTTTATGAATCAAGACATTATCAATGAGAAATTGAAAACTGTTAAGTTCCGTGGTGTTAAATGGCATGTTGAAGTTGAGCCTACTGTAAGTGCTATTCAACGTTTTCAATTCCAAGCAGGTGCTAACACAGAACATACAACTTTCTTGGCCAAAACAGATGGTGGTAATTTGAAGTTTACATTTGGTGATGTTAGCAGTCACGGTGGTGAATTTATTTTTGCTACAGACGTTGTTGGTAATCTTACTAAAGGATGGACTTGGCCAGTGAATAGCGTATTAAGCATTTTAAAAATTGCTGATGCCAACAATGCTAAGATTGGGTTCAGTGATGAAGGTGCTATGCAGATCACTTTAGATAGCGGCATTGCTACTTACAAATATATTATTCCAGCACAGGCATGATAAAATGAAAAGTAATCCACCAGTTAATCTAACACAGTTCCAAAGAGACTATGCAGTCTATTTGCCAGCAATCAGCAGTTTCTACAGCACCTACGTTGCCAAACAACGACTAAGTGATTTTGTACCCAAGGATCGTATCCCTAAAGGATTTGATCGTGGTATCGAAGGTATGAACTTCTTAAACGAAGAGCAAGGATACTTTACTTATAATTATGGTCTATACTCTGCCGGTCATGCACAGTTAGATATAGAAAAAAGTTTGGTACAAGAAGTCATGATACACGATCGTAATCATGCTAAAACTATGATCTTAGGTGACTCAGGTGGATATCAGATTGGTAAAGGCATTTTAAAGTTTGATTGGCAAGACTTTGAAGGTAAAGCAGCCAACAAAACTCGTGATTCTATTATTGCTTGGTTAGAATTAACTGCTGACTGGTCAATGATGTTGGATGTGCCTATTTGGGCCTGTGATAAGAATAATCAAGCAAGAACCGGATTAACAAGTCCTGCTGATTGTTTACAAAAAACTCGTTTCAATAACGATTACTTTTTAAAGAATCGATTAGGTAAGACCAAGTGGTTAAATGTTTTACAAGGCAGCGATTGGCATAGCGCACAGTCTTGGTATGAAGGTGTTAAAGAATATAGTGACCCTGCTGTATGGGGAGATAAAGCAGCAGAGGGTTGGGCAATGGGTGGTGTCAATATGAGTAAGATGGACATCACTTTAAAGCGTTTGATGATCATGCGAGAGGAAGGCATGCTCACAGGCAAGAACTGGATCCACTTCTTGGGTACAGCACAGTTAGATTGGGCTTGCTATCTAACTTCAATTCAACGACAACTCAGGAAACATATTAATGAAGAAATTACCATATCTTTTGACTGCGCCTCACCGTTTGTCGCAACAGCACATGGACTCGTTTATACAAACGCAATCCACACAGCGAAAAAGTTCAGTGTTGTTATGGAAAAAGCCCCAGACAACAAAGCACTTGCAGGAAGCGATATCCCATTCCCATTCGAATCAGAGATCGGCCGCAGACTTGTAATGGGTGATATTTGTCATTATGCTCCTGGTATGTTGAACAAAATTAAGAAAGAAGGTAAAACTTCTTGGGATAGTTTTGCTTATTCATTGTATATGGCACATAATGTACAATGTCATATCGAAGCGGTACAACGTGCTAATCATTATGCTGACATCGAAAGCGCAAGATTTAAACCAGACTGGCGTTCATGGAAAAAACTTAACTCTAAAGAACTTGCTAGCGATCAATTTAGCGAATGGGTTCCACGTAATGTATTGTATTTTGATCGCTTTGTTGAAGAGTTATTTAATACCAAAACATTAACAGAGGCCATGGAGATGTTAGAGCATCCAACTGCTAAAGCATTCTTGATTAGTATTGCTGGTGCTCGTAATACTACAAATGGACAAAATGATAATCTGTTTGGCGGTTTATTTGATGTAGAGGAAGTTACCCGTGCAGATGAGATTGATCTTTCAGATGCTAACGATGCTGCATTGCAGAAATTAAGTGACGACTTAGGAGAATAATATGATTAGAGATGGACACGATAATATTAATTTCTTTCATGGTACAGAAGTAGAACATACTCCTGCATACGGTAAGAAAACTTTATTTGTTGTAGGTGTACAAAGTGTAGATGATATTGCTGCTAATCTAAACGGCTGTGAGCATATCTATTTTGGTGCTAATCAAAGTTTTCCTAACTATGACACCAATGCTCGAGGTTGGATAGACTGGGAAAATATGATCAAGTATTTTCTCGACAGGGATTATCAATGTACATTAGACATAGATGTTAAGTGTGTTGAAGGATTGTTAGAAAGTGGATTTACCGAGTATCATAACTTCATTCCAATGATTTCGGTGAAACTGCCCTATTTACAACAACTAGGTTATAATGCTATAATTAAACTTGACGATAAAGACTTCAAGTCAACTAACCCTGGTGTGTGGTGTCATAGCCTACACAATTTATTAACCCGCGAGACCTTTACAGATTGGTCTCAATATACCAAAGACGAAGTAATTAAATGAATGATCAATCAATGATTTATGTAAAGTTCCAGAAAGAAGGAATTCACTGCTACCCTGCTGCCGCAACTGATCCTAAGTTGGCCACAGGCGACGAATATGATGTTAGTTTTCTTGGAACACCGCATCGACATATTTTCCACTTTAAAGTTTTTATCCAGGTCTTCCAAGATGACCGCGATATTGAATTTATCCAGTTTAAGCGTTGGCTTGAGAAGTGCTACAATGATGGCATTCTTGAACTCAACCATAAATCTTGTGAAATGATTGCTCGTGAACTTAACACGACAATTACTGCAAGGTATCCTGGTCGTCAGACCATCATAGACGTAAGTGAAGATGGCGAGAATGGTGCCACACTTACATTTGTTAATCAACCCTAATATTAGGAAAACTTAAAATGGCACAGCCAAATTACATTCAAAAAACTCTTAAAATGAAACCTGAAGTTAATCGGATCTTTGATGATCTTGATGCTTGGTTAGATCATTGCCGGTTTAATCTTCTTCCCTACAATGAGAAAGATCTTTATCGTTCCAATGATTATCGTAGGTTCCAACAAGAACAAGAGTATTTGCAGCGTAAGGCACGTCGCGAGGCTTCTGGAAAACCACAGCGCGAATATCAGGATCAATAATGCGTAAACTGTATTATATGGGATTAGAGCCCTACAAAGCAAGGTATACTCTACAGTTACAAGATTGGA